AACAGTTCCAAGATAATTTAATTCACTTAGCACAACAAAAAGGTTCGCGTCTACGCGCATCAGTCAACGAGCAGTCAGTTACGGGCGAGAAGTTTAACTTTGAACGGCTCGGGAACGTCGCTGCCGTCGTTAAATCAAGTCGTCATACCACTACCCCTGTACTGGAAGTTCCGCACTCTCGCAGAACTGCAACCATGACAGATTATCATTGGGCCGACCTCATAGATGATGAGGATAAAGTTCGTATGTTAATTAGCCCTGAGTCGCATTATGCACGTTCTGGTGCTAACTCAATGGCTCGGGCTATAGATGATCTAATCATTGCAGCAGCTACAGGTAATGCGGTCGATGGTGATGGTTCTAACGTAGCACTTCCAGCCGGGCAGAAAATTGCTCACGGATCTGCGGGTTTAACCCTTGCTAAATTAATTTCTGCTAAAGAGATTTTAGACGGCAATGAAGTAGACGAAGAAGATCGTTTCTTTGTGTTGGGCTCGCAACAGGTTTCTAACTTGTTGAACACGACTGAGGTGAAATCTGCGGATTACAACTCTATCAAAGCTTTGGTTCAAGGCGACATTGATACCTTTATGGGATTCAAGTTCTTGCGCTCTGAGCGTTTAAACCTAGCATCAACTCAGCGTAAATGTTTTGCATTTACAAAAGGAGCATTGGGCCTCGGCATTGGCAAGGACGTATCAACTAAAATTGATTTGCGCCCTGATAAGAGCTATGCCCACCAAGTCTATTTATCATTCGTTGCTGGCGCTACTCGCGTTCAAGATGAGTGTGTCGTAGAAGTTCTTTGCACAGAGTCCTAAGCTCTTAGTGTAATTAACCAAGGGGCTGAAATACGCCCCTTTTTTTTAACAAGGAGCTCGTCATGGCAAGTGAAGTTTCAATATGTAATCGGGCTTTAGCCATGCTTGGTGCGAATACAATAATATCATTAACTGACGGATCAACAGAGGCCAGCGTATGTAATGCGGTTTACGCTGACGCAAGAGACGCAATATTAAGAGCCTATCCTTGGTCTTGTGCTATTCAAAGAGCAACGCTTGCTCAACTATCAACTGCCCCCGCTTGGGGCTTTACTAAAGCTTATAGCTTACCTAACGACCCTCATTGCCTTGCTGTTTTGGATTTAAAAGAAGATTCTCAGTATCGAGTGGAAGGGCGAAGCTTAATATGCAATACCGATACAGCAACTATTAAATATGTTGCACGAATTACAGACCCCGGGCAGTTTGACCCTGCCTTGGTTTTTTCTCTCTCATGCCGTATATCCGCTGAGATTGCTTACGCCCTAACTCAGAATAGATCACTTGCAAATGATATGTGGTCAATGTCGGAAAAGAGTATTAATGATGCGGCTATGTATGATGGGGCCGAAGTTGGTGCTGAGGACATTAACGCTACCGTCTTGGAGAATGTTCGCGCATGAAAATGTCTCCGATAATTAATAGCTTCTCTTCTGGCGAGTTATCACCAAGATTAATGGGCCGAACTGATTCCCCTAAATATCTTTCTGGCTGCGAAGTCATGGAGAATTTTATAGCTTTACCTCATGGCGGGGCTAAAAGGCGTGGGGGTACTCAATTCATTAATGAAGTTAAAAATTCAGCGCATACGACCCGGTTAATTCCGTTTGAGTTTAGCGTTGATCAAACCTATGTTTTAGAGTTTGGAAATAACTACATTCGTTTTTATACCAATGGTGGGCAGATACAAGCCAACTCAGCAGCGTATGAGATAACCACCACCTACACTCATTCACAAGTTAATGAACTACAGTTCGCACAAAACGCAGATGTGATGTGGATTGTTCACCCCTTACACAAGCCTAGAAAATTAACAAGACTTGCTCATGCAAGCTGGACAATAGCCGATGAATTATTTAAAAAAGGCCCATTCTTACCTGTTAACCAAGATGAATCACTTACAATCGCTTTTGCCAGCACCAGTGCTGCGACTCAAAATATCACTGCCTCTTCTTCTTTGTTTAACTCTAGTCATGTTGGTGCTGATTTCCTTATAGACACTATCCCGAATGTGGTTACAGGCGAGGTGGTTTGGGTTCGGGTTAATAGCGTTGCATCAGCCACAGTAGCTAATGTAACCATTAAAGATTTAACTTATATGCCACAGGACACTAACCCGACTAACCTATGGCAAGAAGCCGCTTTTACTTCTACAAAAGGTTTTCCTTCTGCGGTGGTTTTTTATGAGCAGAGACTTTGGTATGCCGGGACAGTAGCCAAGCCTCAAACATTTTGGGCTAGTAAAACTGGCGAGTATGAAAACTTTGAGCTAGGCGCTAACGCTAATGACAGTCTTAGCTATGCTATCGCCTCAGATCGTGTAAACAATATTAAATGGTTAGCCGCTCAACGGGTATTAATTATTGGCACTTCTGGCGGTGAGTTTCGAGTGACAGGCGGCAATGAATCCGCAGTAACCCCTACTAATGTTGATGTTCGCAGACAAACCTCTTACGGATCTAAGCTAGGCCACCCTGCTTATGTAGGCTCTGATGTGTTTTTTATCCAAAGATCAGGGACGCAAGTAAGAAACGTAGCGTATAAGTGGGAGAGCGATAGCTTTCAATCGGATGATATTACTTTTCTAGCCGAGCACATAACGGAAGGAGGCTTAACAACTTTAAGCTACAGTCATGTACCTGATTCTATTCTTCTTGGAATAAGGGCTGACGGGGTTTTAATCATGCTGACTTATGATCCAAGTCAAGAAGTGGTTGGCTGGCATAGGCACACTACGGATGGGGAATATAAGAGCCTAGCCGTAATTTCAGAAGATGGGCCAGATCAATACTGGTTTGTAGTAAAGCGCACCATTGGCGGTGCTGTAAAGCAGTTTGTTGAGCGCTACACCCCTGATCACTTCATGGACAGTATGATTACCTACTCTGGAACCTCTACAAGCTCAGTGACGGGCCTTTCTCACCTTGAGGGCAAGACTGTACAGATTGTTGCTGACGGCTCAGTACACCCCGATTTGGTTGTTTCTAGCGGATCACTTACTTTAAATTATGCAGCAACCGATATTAAGGTTGGTCTTAAATACGTTTCAAAGTTAACGCCAACTCGCCCGGGTGCAAATGTTGGATCTGGTACAACTCTAGGAAAGCTTAAAAGATGGAATGAGATATTTGTTCGTTTAGATAATTCATCTATTCCTAAGATCAATGGGCAGCGTCCACCTGTTCGCTCCCCCGGAACTAACTATGGCAACGAAGAACCTATTACCACCGAAGATATTAACATTAAGAATCTAGGGTATGACCGGGATGGTCGCATTATTATTGAGCAAGATTTACCGCTACCTTGCCATATTGTTTCGCTGTTTGGCACATTGAGCGTGGGAGATTAGCATGAGTTTTATGGCGTTTTTACAAATTGCGGGAGCGGTAAAGCAATACGGGGATTCTCAAAGCGCTGCCTCTGATATGAAAGAAGCAGGCGAAAAGAACGCGCAACTAGGGGAGCTAGAAACTAAAGAGCGGTTAAGGCGCTCTAGGTATAAGTATGAGCAAGAGCAGGGGCAAAGAATTGTTTCTTATGCTAAAGCTGGCGTTGATATTGGCAGTATTTCCACTCTCTCAGTCATGGCAGAAGCCGCCAATGTTGCAGAAAGGGAAATGAGTTTTACAGCACAACAGGGCGCAAGAACTGCATCAGCAAGGAGAGCGGGGGCTAATTCACAAGCCAGCGCAATGAGCAGTCAAGGCGAAAGTCTGCTTATCTCTAACGTAGGCGACATAGGAAATAAAAATGATTGGTGGGGTAAAATAACGTGAGAATCCAAGGTATAAGTCAGACAGGCGTACCCGGTGCAGAGCAAATAAGTTTAGGGGCTATATCATCTGCCGCTCAAGCTAAAATGAAAACCACTCAAGCGCTTACAAAGGTTGTCGGAGACTATGAGGCTAAAGTACAAAAGGCCGAGCAAGAGGCAGAAATGCACTCCGCAACGATTGGATTAGAAAAAGACACTCAAGCCTTAATGCAATCTATTGAAAGCTCAAACGCCTATGACGATGATGGTAGACCCACCTATAAAGGTATGCCAGATCAATTCCAAAAAGGCATGAGTGAATTGATTGATAAGCACCGAAAAAACCTTTCTTTTCCCTCATCTAAAGTGGCTT